TGATAGAGTAGTTGAACTTTTAGTTGGTCCTCAACATACCGGAGTTTTCGCTTCGGGTGGTGATAATGAGTATCATCTTAGTGCAACCGCTTTTCCTTGTATGTTCTTTGACCAATGGAGAGGAACTATCCGTTATCGATTTGTTGTGGCGTGTTCTGGCTTTCATAAGGGTCGACTATTAGTCGTTTATGACCCCAATGGAAGCCCTGCCAATTCTGATTCTTTTCCTAATATCAATACTCAGAAAGTCGCTATTGTTGATCTAGCATCCACGCGCGATTTTTGCATTGATGTTGGATGGGGACAACAAGCAGCTTTTTGCAATCTAAAGAAATGGGATGAACCCGTTCAACAGATTTATGGTAGCTCTACATGTCCCTGGGAAGCTAGAGAGAATGACTATTTTAACGGTGTGCTTGGTATCTATGTTCTTAATGAACTGACCACACCAAATACCACTATCAACAATGATGTTTCAATACACATGTTTGTAAGTGCTGGTCCTGACTTTCAGCTCGCTTCACCTAGAACAGATATTGGCTCCCCCAGATTCTTTAATCAGGATACAGTTACACCTCAATCCGATTCTCAGGATCATCTTTTCACTAGCCAATGTGCTAACGTTATTATGTCAACTGGAGCAAAACCTATAGCTTCAGGCGATTTGAACAAAATCTATTTTGGAGAAAACATCGTTTCTTTACGACAAATTCTCAAAAGATATATGTTCCACGAAAACCTTATGCACCAGGCTGGTGAAACCCCTGTTCCCATGGCTACTCGTTGTGTTCGTCAAGCACTTCCCTATGAGCCTGGTTACACATCCTCTAAGTCTATATACTCTCCCGGATTACTTCTAGATGAAATTGTCGGGCTAGATACATTGGCTAGAGCTTCATGTGCCATGACTCATGTGCGTCTTATAACAAGTGCGTACGGCGGATGGCGAGGATCTATCAGATACACAATGCAGCCTATTTTTGCATATTCTGGTGGTGGTTTCTCCAACATAACTGTTGAGAGAGCTCCTAGACCTCATGTGTATCTAACTGGTGAGGGTATTTTTCCCCAACAGCTAGAACCTGGAAGTGGTTTGTCAGACACTTCCATCCCTTACCC